AGAACACCTGCTTCACCATCATTGAAACTGATGGACTCCAGCAGCGTATCTGTGTTAGTTACATCCTGTAGCCGCAACTTGTGCAGCCCTGTCCCCGCACCAACGGAGACCTTGGCAGTGACCTCGTAACGGCCTGGGGGGAGCGTTACCTGGTTGCTCGCGAGCGTAATGCCAGAGCTACCAGCGCTCAGCGTATCAATTGGACGTGTGTTCCACGTAGCCAACGTCGCCGTGCCCCCATCCGTTCCGAGTGCCGGAGCATACGATAGCGTGGCGTCGTTGAAATTGAAGACGTCCAGCGCTTCCTGTATGAGGTAGAGGAACTGCTCACCAGCAGTATCCAGATCACTTTCTGTGATAATCCCTGCGCCCGTCCAATCGACCAGTCGGGTGCCCGGTGAGGACGCGCGACCAATCTCGACGGTGTCCCCGTCAGACATGGTGTAGCCTGAGTCGATGGAGACGGTGGAGGCATTGAATAGCCCCCACTCCAACGCAGGGTCATCAGGATCAAGCAGGGTGCCGTTCACGCGCACCGACAGATGATCCTGTTCGATATACTCGAATGGGATCACGAAGCGCCTGTCGGCGTTCCCTGAGGCATCCCACGCGTAGCGTTCATACGAATAGGTTGATGAGGCCATTAGTTATTAATGAACTCCTGAAAGTCGGCTACGCGCTTAGCACGCCGTGCCTCTTTGATTTTAGTACGTTCGTTAAGGATAAGGTGACGTAGCTCAGGGATTTCCCTCAGCAGTGTCTTACGAGCCTTGGCGCGGTACCGGGAGAGTTCCCTCTCGACATATAGCGCCTGTCGTTCAGGCGTCTGCCCGACGAACTTATCGCTTTCAATGAGCTTCGCCAGGGCTTCTTCCAGGTCATTACCGCTGATGCTGAGAGTGCCTGTGAGTTCCTGGAGACGGTTGTATGCCGACTGTCCTGACTTCATCAGGTAGTCTTCCAGCTTGATACCCTGCATGATCTTTGCTGGTTGTGCCGTCCTGATAGGCAACTCAGCCAGCGCACGCCT